ATGCGCGGCGTTGGATGCTTTTGACGGGGCGGCGAGGAAGGTCGCCGCAGGTCCTTAATCCCCTCCACCCCGCCCGCCAGGACGCCGTACAGCCCGCTCCGGCGCGTCCCTGGACGTTGGATGCCCTACCCCGCCCAGGCCGCCAAAATCCCGTTGCCGCTGAGGGAGTGGGGGGGTTGTTTCTACCACCTCCACCACCTCTACCACCATTTCCATATAGCTCATAGTAAACACGAGACACATCATTATCTCATGTGCGTATATTATATATAGGTGGTAGAGGTGGTAGAGGTGGTAGAAACACATATGCCACATAAGTAGAATGAGTTACCACCTTTTCTACCACCACAATAAAAATGTCTCATATTATGAGACAGGTGGTTCAGAATTCAATTTCACCGGTTACCACCTCGTCTGAATCAGTCTCTTGTTCTACTGATCCAGCTACCACCTCATCAGGCATCCGCCATACCCGCATGGATACGCCCTCTGTTTTTGTAACATGCCGCACCCATCCATTCGCGCGCAAAACGGAGCCGACACGCATGCTCGCGGCCTTGGTCATTTTGTCTTTTGACATTCCAAGAGCCAGCTCAAGCACACGAGCGGCGGTAATAGGTTCCGCCATGTTGGTTTCCGGATTGGTTAACCATTTCAAGATCGCGGGCTCCCACACCTCGTCAGACATCCGGGCGGCTGTCGCGGAAGCGGCTTCGGTTTGAGCCGAAACATCATCCAGCCAGATTTCCTGACCTGACGCCTCTCGGCTGCATGCCTCCGCCCAGAGTTGATCTCGATTAATAGTCAGCCATGCAATATCGGCAGATCGGCAACGTACCGGCCACATCCGGCTATTACCCGTTGGGTCGCGCAAATAATCATCACTGTTCGTTGTTCCAACCAATACGGCCTGGCGAGGAACATCGACAAAATCACGACCATGCACAGGGCGATAATGATCGACGGCGCGGGATAAAAACGCCTTGATGGTTTCGATTTCCATTCTGACCAAATGCTCGATCTCGGCGAATTCCAGACACCAAAGTCCATGCAAAGCAATGGCCGCATCTCGGTTTTTCAGATCGGGAGGAACAGAATCGGAAAACCATTGCTGCCCAAATAAAGTCAGTACCGCTGTGCTTTTCCCAATCCTCTGAGGACCTTCCAGGATCAGCATGGAATCAAATTTGCATCCAGGTCGCCTGACCCTGCGAACCGCGGCTATCAGGAAACGTGACCCAACCATCTGATGATATAAGATTTTTGCTTTTTTTTCCTTTTCGTATTCAGATTCTGTCTCAACATCGAAAACATTTATCAACCAATTATCAATTCTTTTGTGGCCATCCCAGACCAGTGTATCAAGCCAATCCGTAATAGGATGAAACCGATGTTCCATGGATGCGACCTGAATCGCGTCCGCGATGGTCGATCGATGGAATTTATCGGCCCACACACGCTGCATGTAAGCCTGAATCAAGGAGACATCTTCATCTCGCCACGGCCTCGGATATGGACCCGGCATCTCAAAATCACCATCTTGCGGTGGTGGCGCCGGGCGCATGAGCATGCGGCGATCGGTAAACGTATTATGCGCCAGCATACCATCGAATTTTGGATCGTTTGCCATAATGATAAGCGCGTTGGCTAATGTTGGTAGAGGAAATCCGGCTTTACTGCGCTGCAATCGTTCAAGCCACGACGGTTTAGGAACGGCGTTGATAGGAATTACGTTGTCATCATCCGGCATCAGAAACTCCGGCGCGCCGCCCTGATCTTATCCCGGACCTGATCGTCTCCCTGACTTCCGAATGATCGAGTCCCGCCGACTTCGCGGCGCTGTACAGTGCATCAACGGCTTCTTGTTCCTGAATTAACCCGGCACCGATCATGCGGCCAACCTGATAGCTGCGTCGGTTCAGAGTATCGTTGCGGGCACCCTGCGGCGCATCCATGACAGCCATGGCGGCACGGTAGAGCCTGCGTCTGGCCTGATCTGTGGTATCAATCTCAACTCGCTTCCAGGTCGGTTCTGGCGGTGGCTCCAATAACTTTAGCAACCACGCTGGACCAACGGGTGGCGCTATCTCCCATGGCGGCTGTATCCAGCGGTAGAGGCGCCGCGTGATGATATGGACAGAAGGCGGGATTGTCTGACTTTGTGCGCCGCGACGTGGATCGATACCCGGCGCTGGCTGATTGGATTCGCCAACAATACGCTCGCCTGTATGCTGAAAAAAAAGCCCGAGACCACCCCCACCAGATCGCGCCTGCGGTCGCGGCGGAATAGGTCCATGGACTTTAACAAGTTCCGTAAGCGACCGAATACCATCATAAGCGTGTGTTTTGGATGGTACATCCAAATCCAGACCCCACAGGCCGGATTTGCCAAAAATTACACGCCAGTTGCAACGCGGGTATTCCCTGGCCCAGCGCGTGAGTTGGTTAAGGTCTGCTGTCGCGGCCAGGTGCGCACCCTTGAAGCATCCAGCCCGGCTTTCACGGGAACAAGGATATACACACCAACCCAAAAGCGCGACGCGCTCGATATCGGGGTGAATGGACATGGATCAGTCCCAGATGCCGGGAATCTTTGCCGCCAGTCCATCCTTGCCAGCATGAATAAAATATATCATGCTGCCCTCTCTTCTTTTTTATTTTGGACAGATAAAGCAGCCTCCACGGCGCGTTCTAACCATTCCACCAGGGGTTGACCCTTCGCCTGCCGGTCGGCCTCCACGGCGGCCCGCAGGCTCGGCCGGAGACGGAAATTCACAGGTTTTGTACGACGCTCTTCCGACATTCCCGCCCCTCCCCTAATTCAAGGATGCTACCGGATGGTTGCGAATCTGTCAAACCCCCACCAACACCAGGCCATCGCTCGGCCGAGTGGCGCCCGTTAAAAGTAACTGCTGGCATTCCAGCATATTATCGCGTAACCGGCGCCGGATATCCGATACATCGAGGAAGCTAAAAACGAAAGTGGAACCCTGGGCATTGTGAGTGGTCAACGCGAAGCATTGTTGCGCCGTGATGAACTGACCCTTGAAATCATGATAATCCTGCCATGAACCAGCGTCGCCCTTGGCGTTATCAGCGAGTTCCGCCAGGGCAATTCGATACCCATCCCAATCGCGCGGCAGATGGATATCGTGATCCATGCCGTTTTCACTCAGAACCTTCATGGCCCAGGTAGCGATGCCGGATCGCTCACCGGGTTCAATCGTCAGCACTCGGACCTCCTCATTGGTCGAGATCAGAATTTGATTATCCATGACCAGAGGCGATCTGATCAGCGCGATTTCGTCAGGCGCGAACGGGATCTGAAAATCGATATCGTTCATGGGATGCATCCATCGCCTGATCTTCGCGTTCATCTCGGCGACACGATCGTTGCGCCAGCACAAATACCTGACAAAATCAGGGTTTTTCTGAAATTCTCCGCAATCGGCGAAAGCCCGTTTCATCCAGGCGTCAACATCGTTCCGGTGTGGTGTGAAGATGCCGGTCTTCTCCATGGAAGTGCCGGGGGCACCGCGTGTTTCGACACACCATGACCAGTTCATGACGCCATCGAGTTGCGATTGCCGGATCACTTTAGAAGCGGCGATAATCGGATTTCCCTCCGCCTGCCGGACCACGGTACCGAGATGACTTCGCGGCATAACGGAAAAACTACGCGATTCCCGTTCGCCAACTGGTGGAAGCTGACCGGGATCGCCACACAGAATAACGGCGCGACCCGACAGATGCCGGTCGATATGCTGCATCATGGATGAATCCAACATGGAGCATTCATCAATCACGATGATATCTTCGGTCACCGCTGGAGCCTTGGGGTGACGGACAAAAATTTGCTTATCACCCTGAGGTTTGGGCCGGAGACCAAGTAAGCTGTGGATCGTTTGACATTTAATATCGATGCCAATAGCCTTCAATTTCCGTTCCAGCACCGCGACGGCCTTATGTGTCGGCGCGGTCAGAACGATATTCTTCTGCCTGGCGTGCTGATCCCTGGCGATATCTTGCATCAATGTGGTTTTCCCGGTGCCGGGATCACCACTTAGCAGATGTTGCCGTCGCATGACGATCGATGCTTCGATCTCGGTCCTGGCTTTTTGTTGAGGAATGTTGAGTTCAACAGCTTGCGTGGATACGGCATCGTTCACAAAAGCGTCCCTTCCTTAACCGGTTCCGCTACGGCCTCTGGAGCCTTCACGCGCGGCTTGTCAGGCGCGGCACAGCCATCCAACCACATCGCCGGATCAGCGGGTTCACACACAGCGCAGCGCCAGATCGAAGGGTATTTACCACCCATGGCAACCGACTCCCGCCAGTATAGCCGTCCCTCGCATTTTGGACAGGCACGCTCTGGCAATCCATCCTCATGTGGTTTGTCGTCGATTAACGGGATGCGGAGGAATTCCGGCGGTTCGCCACGCCAGCCCCTGACTCGGTACTGCTGGCCTTCCTTGGTCGCGTGCAGATTGATCGGATGATTGAAAACATCGCTGATGATGCCACCGATGGATTTGTCAGCGTTCAACCATAACATTCCGGTGAAGTGTGGCGGGGTTGGCGGCGGCTTGAAGGTGCGAGGGCCGGTCATAACATCGAACTTTCATTGCTGGTGCTCCCTGTAGGCTTCGCAGCCCGGACACAGAGACGATGGTGGATCAGCTAAGTTCTTTGCGCAGGCGATGCATTTTCGTGTCGCCTTCAGAAGAACCATCTTGTGCGCCAGTTCGCGCGCCTCCTCGAAATCATGGGCGCTGGCCACGATTTTATCGAGCGCCAGGTGACCTCCCCTACTGATTACCCACAACTTGTGTGTCGGCGCCCATCGGATACGCGCCAGCCATTTCCCATCACGCAGCAACAGAACCTTGCGATTAGAACCGCGACCATGCCTTTGCTCAATAACGCCGGGTTGAATTTGGAGGGACATCTAACACCTAGAACGGTATATCGTCATCGAGGTCAGCCACCGCGCGTGCGGGTTGTCCGCGTGCAGGCTGTCTGACTGGAGCGGCCGCCGGACGCGGCGACGCCGGACGTACGGCGCGTGCCGGTTCTTCACCGCGTGGCAGGTAGTCCTGAACCGCGTTGTTCGCGGGATAATCGCCTTGCGCTGGCTTGATCCGCAATTTCAGGCGTCCTGTTTTTTCAACGATATTATTTACATCGAGTTCGCCGCGTTCATAATCGGCCAGCAATCCAATCGCGGCTGAAAAATGCCTGATCTTGAACTGAGAATTCTCCGAATTGACCAGATAATCGAATACAGTCCGCTTATTGCCTTCTTCGTTGAAGACATGCAGCGTGAGCTTTATCATGTCATTGCCCGTGGAACTCTGTTCCTCAGAGGCATCATAGACCTGGAAGTCGAAATCTCCTGGTCTCCATGGCGTAAACCCGGAGCCTTCAGCTTCTTTTTCACTGATCGGTTTATCGATACGCATGTCACTTACCCCATTCTGGCGAAAGTGTCGCCAACATCACGAGCAGTTCCGTCGCTTGCTCAGGCTTTAACCATATTCGTCTGATCGTTTTATCGCCGACGCCAACAGACAGATAACGTTTACCTTCTTTGGGATCGAAAATGATCTGTAGATGCGTGTCTGCTATCGTGGCTTCACGGAGGATGCGTGGCGTAGTTGACAGGATTGGTATGAATTTCACGCCGCCGCGGGGTCCATCCGCTTTTTCAACATGCTATGGATAGCCTCGATCTTCTCCGAGTCCATATCCTCCCAGGCATCGATATTCGCGGCCTTGAAGATTTTCGCTTCCCAATCGTCGGGCATCTTCACGATGCCAAGAAGACGTTGCAGTTCCTTGAGTTGGTCCTCGGTCGCCAGCACAAGCGGCCTGGCTTCCTTTTCGATGACATCCTGGCCGTAGCGATCCGCGAAATTCTGATACGACCACTCAAACCGTTCGCTCTCCGGGAATGAAGGGAGTCGCGATTTACCGATATAAGCATACCGAGACGGCCCCTGCTTTGCGATCCGCAATACGAGATGCAGGTCATATTCCAACTTCTCTTGAGCGTCGGCGCCGTAGCCGATGACCTCGCGCTGCTTTTGATCGTTCAGCCCCCAGATTTCCTTCTGGTGACAGATGAAAATGACGTTCATGTCGAGGCGGTTCACCCACTTTATCAGAGAGGCGAATTTTCGCGTCGGCATCTTCTTGTAAGCACCGAACGCATCCTTGGCGCCGAGATTTTCCTGTTCATCGGTCAGCGCGACATTCCAGAGTTTGGAAATCGAATCGATCACGACGGTGCGGAAATTATGCTGCTCTGTACCAAGGGCCTGAATTTGATCGATCACAACGTCAAAGTCGAGAGAACCTTGTTCCGGTCCGAGATACCGGCCGCCGGATTCTCGCAACTTGGCGCGGTAGTGATCCAGATCGGCGCCGCCCTCGGTATCGATGTAATAAACGGAGGGGAAGTCCAATGCGACCCATGTTTTGCCAACACCCGGAGGACCGAACACCACGACTTTTGGATGTTTCGGCTCGACGGCGTCGGGTTCAATGGCAGCTAGTTTCGATCGGCGAGCGCGCGGCGCCGCTACAGTTCCATCAGGCATTGGATTTTCCCTTCATGGCTTCACGATACTGATCCACGATTCGCCGGATCAGATCGGAAATGGAGATACCAAGCCGATCAGAGTCTCGTTTAAGGAACGATTTCTGCGGTTTGGTTAGTGTCACGGATTGGCGTGTGTCGCTCATCTGGCATCCATATACAGTGGTGCGCTAATGGTGTCAAGGTGGTGCATAGAATTAAAACCGTATCCCCCGCGCCGCCGCCCGCTTCACGAACCCGCGCGACGCGGTGCTGCGCGGCCCGGCACGCGGGGGCCGGGGTTTCTTGGCCACAACCGGCACCCTCCCCTCGGCCTTCGCGATGCGGCTATCGACCAACCCATCCAGGACAAGAGCGCGATAATAGGCATTGGCGACAAGCGGCACACCTTCCGCGAGGTAGAACAACCGGAGGTCTTCAATTGTGACGCCCCACGCCGCCGCGTCGCCAAGGTCGCGCAACGCTTGCAACATCAGGTCCTGGTCATCGCCCGCGACAACTTTCTGTCCATCCGCCTTAAACTCAAACCAGATGTGCCGGCCGCCTGGCAAGATCAGTTGCGTGTCAGGCGTTCCCTTGCGGACACCGCGCTTGGCCTGCCAGAGGTGTTCCTTTGGCGACTTTGCCCGCGAACGGTCGAGCGCCAGAAACATATGCGGCCCAACGATGGCATCCCGCACGAATACGACAGCCTTTTCCTGACGCCAGGTCTCGCGGGGTATCCATGTGTGCTCCGGTTTCTCCCCGGTGCTGTCGCCGGGGGGTAGTTCGGAGAGTTTCAGGACAACCACCCAAAAACCGGAGCGCCAACATGCTCCCGGTCCCAAACAATCCAGCAATACGAGACCGATCCATTCGACGCTGGAACATCAACGCCGCCGGGCGGCATCGACACGCGCCAGCTGAATTGCCAGATACGCGCCGGAGGATGTGGCTTATACAACCGCGCGTACCGTCCCTGGCCTTCAAGAAACGCGGTTCGGACGATCACGGCGACCTTGCCACGAACATTTTCCAACGCGCGGTGAACGAACTTTTCAGCGACGCCGTATGGCGGATTGGTGATTATGTGATCGGCGGGAACATGAATTCGCGCTTCGGGGAATGGATGGAGAAAGTCCTTGATGATCGTGTGCGGCCAGCCCCGGTCTTCGATATCGGAACCGATGAAAGGGATATGTCTACCGCGGCACGCGTCGGGTATATTACCTCCTCCACAAGCCGGATCCCAAACAACACCATCGAACGCCTCGACATCCAGCAAGGCGTCAATCGCACGGCGCGGCTCTACATACCAATCGTTGGTGGCCCTTGCGTATCCGCTGTTTCGGTCGTTGCCTGTCATAATACAATCCTCAACACCCGGTTCCCATTCCGCGCCCTGGATGGTGGCCATCAACTGCTGCCGCCCGTCTGGTGTCGCAAAGATTATCCAGCCGCAGTTGACGGCGCGTTGAACGCAAATTTTAGCCCGATCCACCCTGGCCCTCTTTCCTGCATTGATCGCCCGCGTAGGGTTACCGACTGTCGTATCGTTACCAGACATCTTTGATTACCCCTTCAAGCAGCAAGACTTCCTCACGGCCGTCGCTCACTGCAATGTCGAATTAAACCCGCATAGGCATCAGAACACCGATCCACCCCGGCAACTCTTCGCTTTCAAAGCGAACCGGGCTGACGCCATCGGGGATTCGCAACACAACGTTGCCCACGAGCCCCCTGACCATCTCGGAAACGTAGCGGGATTGAAATCCGATCTGTGTCGGTGGACCGCGCCAGTCACCACCCAACGGCAAGCTGGCATCGATGTTATCCCTACGGTTTTGGACCGATACCATGGAGGATTTCGCCAAATCGAATTTGATCGCAGGTGAGTCCCTGCCTCCGAACGCACGGAGGGCCTTCGCGGACCTGGATAACTCAGCCGCATCGATGGACAGCCAGTTCTCCGTCGCATCATGTTTCGGGATGATCATCCTGTAGTCGGGAAACATTCCATCAATCACTTTGAATTGTATGGTGGTATAGCCACACTGGAACGACCCAGCTGTTTTGTTGAGTCTGAGGATCACATCCCCGCTCGGTTTGCATGCCATCAACGCCAGTACAGTGTTCCTCGGGATTATTGTTCCAGCCAACACCGACACAACGCAATCAATCGTTTCCTCGACAAGCCGATGACCGTCAGTCGCCGCCAACGAGAGGCGATCCTGGGTTCCCTGGAAATAGATGCCGTTGAGATAATACCGGTTTTCTTGCGTGCTCATGCAATGAGAGACCCGCGCCATGGCGGGAAGAAGCGCCGCGGCCGAAATCACGAGAGTTGTCTCAGGCTCGAATGGCGCCATACGCGGGAAGTCTTCGGCCGCCATCGTGGGGATGGTCGCCGAGAAGACTCCGGAACGAACTGATACCGTGGTCTGATCTTCCTCAAAAACCAGGACCGCCTCATCAATCGCGATGCGCGCTATTTTCGTCAACACCTCGCGCATGATCACGGCTGAGAACGGCTTCCCGTGAGCCGCCATGGCGACGTGCATCGTGTGGTCCAGATCGGTGAAGGACAGGCGAAGCGAACCGCTTTCGTCCAACTCCATGAGAACGCCAGACAGAATCGGTGGTTTTTTCTTGCCCTTTAGAACGGGAATGTGACGAAGTTTCATTAGCGCCGATCGCAACGCGGCGACGCTTAACGAGACTTCTCTGACAGCCGGTTTCTTTTTTTCCGCGCTCATATCAAGCCGCCTCCTTCTCTGGTCTGTTCATATCCCGAGGATACGCGGGCACCGGCATTAGCCCGGCAGCCAGAAACGCACACCACCGCCGCTTCGCGCCCACGACGATCCGCAGCATGTCAAGCCGTCCGGTTGCGTGTTCAGCGAAGTCCTCGATAACTTCATGGTAGACGAATCCACGGCAATTCGTTCGCAGCCATTCCGCCGCGACCCGGCAGTGCGCACACTGCTTCGCATCCCAGAAGCCGTCGCCGCCATGAAACATACCCGATGCGTAACGGTAGATTTCACCAGACTGGATAACGCGGGAGCATTCACTGCAAAAGTGTGGTTTCCTGGCGCGGCGTTCGACCGCGCTGGAGAACGCCGTGAATTCGTCGCCGTCATCGATTCTACACATCACGCCGCTACCCTTTCATCCGCGCTCTCCCGCGCCTTCGCCATCGTCGCCTCCCCGATATGGTCTCGCAACGCCACGATCGCGGGCAACGTGAAGTCGGCGCGCTCACAGGCCAACACGGCGGCCACGGCGAGGCTACAGAGGGAGACGGGTTCGGTACGTGGCTTCTGCACCTCCTTTATATCGCGCGGCCTGATCTGCTTCCGCCCGGCCGCGTGGGCATGCTCTCGCGCCTCGGTCAAAATCTCCTTGGCACGCGCTTCCCCCGCTTTGCGTAGTTTGCGACCCTCCGTCGTGCTGATCTCGCCTTGGTTGATAGCCTCCAGAATTTCTTCCGGCGCGCCAACCACTTCGAGCCAACTCTTAACGGTCTGTTCGGTTACTTTGAGCCGCGCCGCGATTTTCGCGAAACTCTCCCCGCGCTTCCGTTGCCGCGCGACCCCAACCGCCTTTTCCTGGATGGTCAGCGGTTCACCTGCGCTGAACAATTCGTAGTCCCGCTCAAGATCGGATGTATTTCGTTCTTCGGTGACGCAGGGAACGAACATGATGCCAGCGCCACGGGCATTGGCGAGTGCCAGGGCGGCGTGTCTCCGGTGACCATCGACGAGCAGGGGGACATCCCCATCCATGCGAACGATCATCGTCTTTTTCTGATTGTAGCCGATGTCCGGATCGAGCATGTCCTCCGCCATCGCGTTGATTTTCGCGACGGCGTCCGGCGTCGTCAGATCGCGGTAATTGAAACCGGGAACGATCTTTATTCGTTCGAGTGCGACGGTGTAGATATCGTCGCTATGGCTTCCGCCGCTTTGCTTCGCGATGGTGCTGAGTGCGGCCATTTCGCCTTCCCTTCCTGTTTCCCCGCGTTACTCAGCGGCGTTGCGGTGGCGCGTTCCGGCCAGATGAACGGTGGGCGGGGGATCGCTGATCGCCATCGCGGAGAGTTCGGCCTGGGCAACCGGCACCCGCGCGTCTTGCGCGGGTGCATCCGCCACCGGATGAACCGTCCTCGGCTTTCGCGTCTTCACTTCTGCGACGCCTTCGGAAACGACATATTCAGCCTTGTGTTTGCCGGTTTCCATCGCGGCCATGAAAGTATCGGTCGCGGTCTTCACATCCGTCAGCAACGCGCCACGTTCAAGGATGTTATCGGCTTGTTGGACGGTGAATGTAATGGTCAGAGGTTGGCTCATGTTTCAGTTCCTTCAGGTTGTTTCACGTCGCGACAATCGCGAACATGCGTTGCAATTCCTCGTACATCTCCCGCGCCGACACCATCATGTCATCAAAATTGCGCGGCACGGGATTGATGGCGCAGGCGTTGGCATCCTCTTCGAGTTCAAGGGCGCGCGTGACAAGGCGAGCGGCCAGGGATTCGATGTTGAGGGGGAGATTGGCGATCATGGACCACTCGCCAACTTTCTGGTCAACACGGCGGCGGTAGCCACCGTCGCGGCGTCGGTTTGTAAAAGTCCCGCGAATGGTTCGACCTGATCCATGGGCAACGCAAGCGCACCGCTCAGGTACTTGGACAATGTGCTTTCCGCTATCCCGAGCTTCTCGGCGAGCCAATCCTGGCGGAGGCCCCGATCATAGACAAGCCGTCTAAGGGTGGACTTCATACGCGCTCCATCAAAATTCGGGCTTCGTCGATCCAGCCCGCGTCACCCGCGACCCAGGCACGATCGGAACCTATCTTCCCGGAAAATATCTGTCAAGCACGATTTACCCCTGGACAACCATAATTTCTATTTGCTATACCATCCGCCAACCAAGGAGGCCGACATGATCATTGATTGAGACCGTTTCACTCGACAGGAAACAAAGGGGAATTATATAGATGACTCCCACACCTGAGTGGCAACCAATAGAAACCGCGCCCACCGACAACTCGATAATTGAAGTACTGTGTGGAACCGGAGACGTTGACATTGCCCAATACGATGAAGACAGACGGTGCGCGGGCGATGGTCCGATGAGTCACTTTGGCCCCGGCTGGCGGTCGGCAGAAAGCGGCCTCGGAATTTTGTGGGAATTTGAGCCGACGCATTGGAGGGCTTGCCGTGAGAGTTGAGACAATCGGTCTCGCCACCCTCTATCTTGCCGACAACATCGAGGTCATGCCGCATCTGCGAACGTCGCCGTTTCGGATTGCCGCATTGATCGGCGACCCGCCCTACGGTCAGAAGCAGAACACCAATGTTGTAGGCCCGCGCGGGCAACGCGCGGGCCAGATTATCTTCGACAAGCGACGGAAAGCTGCAGGCGCCCTTCATTCGACATCGCAAGCAGTTCAATGGCCGGATGCGATCCACGGCGATAATAAGCCGTTCGATCCGAGCTTGTGGTTAGATGTTGCACCGATCGTCTTACTTTGGGGAGCGCATAAGTTCGCCGATCGCCTTCCCGCCGGTTCGTGGTTGATCTGGGACAAGGTGCCGACCGGCAAGATACGTGACCAGGGCGATGGCGAGGCCGCCTGGCTTAGCGGCCCTCCGCGCCCGCTCCGCATCCATCGCCTGCTCTGGGATGGCGTCTGCGTCGGATCGGCGGCGCGTCACGAGGTGACCGCCGGACAGCCCAGAGTCCATCCCACGCAAAAACCTGAATCGTTGATGGCGTGGTGCATCGTTCAAGCCCGAGTGCCGCCCAAGGGCATCATCTTGGACCCATGGATGGGTGCGGGCAGCACTGGCGTTGCGGCGGTCAGAGCCGGATACCCGTTTGTCGGGATTGAATACGAGGCGCTGTACTTCGAGACAGCTTGCCGACGCATGGACGAGGCGCAACGTCAGGGCGGCTTATTTGCGGACGCAGCCCAATGAACGGAGGGAGTAATGTATATAATTCCCAAACAAAGGGCGAGCCCCGGCGACGGGGCCGCTCGGTTGAAGGAGTGGCCGCGCTGGCCAGTGCGCTGATAGGCGTTGTCGCGTGGGGATGGATGTGATGATTAGTGTTCGATGTCCGCAATGTGATAAAATCGCCCTCAAAGCGTCCGGCGCAGTCAACCGCGCACGAAAGATCGGCGCTCCAATTTATTGCGGCCGAATATGCGCGGGCCTTGGGCGCCGCAAAGGGAAAACGAGCAAGCAACTAAAAGCTGAGAAGGCCGCGTATGATCGTCGTTTGCGCGCTGTACGCGGCTATGAAATCAGAGCTAAGAAGCGCGCCGCATTCGCACGAGACTATGACCCAGACAAGGCGTCCATCTATCGGCGCTGCCGAATGCACCTTCATGTCGCCTACTGTCAACGACCTGAGTACAGGGCATGGAAGCAGGAATACGACCGGCGGTATCGGGCCAACAATATATACGGTCCGTTCGCTGAGGCTTATCTCGCGCTACTTGATGTCGAACGGGAGGTGGCGGCGCGAGCGACAGACTACGAAATCAGAATGATGAATGACACCATCAACAAGGCACACAAAAGGAAAGTACAATATGCGCAATCCACAGGCCAGCAAGCCGATCGCCGCTAATCCGTTGGCGTTAACAGCGATCAACCTCAAGGAGACACTTTGGGAAACACTCAAAGCGATCAAGGGAGATACAATGTTGCCGGGGCAAGGTGACGCCATCGCGGCGCAGGCCCGTGAAATTCTGCGCACCGTGAAGGTGCAGTTGCAGGTCGCGTCTCAGGCGAAGCGTCCGGTTCCGTCTGATGTGATTGTGTTCACGGAGTCGTAAGTCCATGACATACCGAGGCCCCTACATCAACCCCGATGTCAGCGCGGAATACCGCCGAGCCGACGATACCGCGTTCGAGGAAAACCGCCGCACCGGCAATTTCCTCGCCCGCGCGCCGACGCACGATGAGATCGCGGCCCGGCTTGGCGTGCCAGTGTATATGTCGGCCGAGGAGACGGCGGTGGTCAACGCGCTGATGGATGAGCGGA